ATGGCGATGTGACTAAGCTAGACCCTTCCATCATCTCTCAACTTCAGTCGCTAACCTTTCAGGGATTCGATGATCTGGGTCAGAACTTCTTAGACTCTATATCTAAAGAGATATACGAAAGCACCCTGACAGGAACATCGTTTGCTGCGAGTGTAGCAACTATCAAACAGTCTGTCGATTCTAGTTTGGGAAGGTACGCAAAGCAGGCATTGCACGATGGTCTTATGCAATTTGATGCGGCAGTCAATACCAGAATAGCCCTTGATGCTGGTGCGACTGAGTTTAAATATTATGGCCCTGATGATGAGGTCACTAGGGACTTCTGCGAAAAGCACGTAGGCAAGACATATACAAAAGAAGAGATCGAGGAAATATGGTCTGGCAGTTGGGCAGGCAAGATAAGCGGTGATCCTTTTGTAGTACGGGGCGGCTATAACTGCCGCCATAGATTCAGAGGCGTTTTTTAACGAGGTGACATATGCCACAAGGTAAAGGTACATACGGTAGCAAAGTAGGACGACCTAAGAAAAAGAAGAAAAAAACCAAAACGTAAATTTATGCTAGACTAACGATTCACCAATACTCTTTAAGAGGCACGTTACATGAGCGATGAAATCATGGAAAACCAAGCAGAGACTGAAACTGCGGCAGTAGAAACTCAGGAAAGCAAGACCTTTACTCAGGAAGAACTAGACCGCATTGTGGCGGATCGTGTTGCTAGAGAGCAGCGCAAGTTCGATAAAAGACTGTCAGGCGTAGACCTTGATGAAGCTAAAGACCTGCTGGCAAAGAAAGAAGCCGCAGAGCTAGAGCGACAGAAAGAGCGCGGGGAGTTCGATAAAGTCCTGAAGCAAACGGTCGAGAAGAAAGACATGGAGATACAGAGTTATAAAAGCAAGCTGCAACAGACGCTAGTAGATGGAGCGATTCTGGGTGCCGCTGGTAACAATAACGCTGTTAATCCGACTCAAGTAAGTCAGTTACTAAAAGACCAGACTAGGCTGTCAGATGACGGTACAGTTGAGGTGCTAGACGCTAACGGCTTGCCGCGATACAATGACAGCGGTGATCTGTTATCAGTCAACGAGATGGTAGCGGAGTTCTTGACAGTAAACCCACACATGGTCAAAGCCTCTCAAGGTGGCACTGGCTCGATGGGTAACGCTGGTGGCTCGACACAGAAGCCTCAATCTGTGGCAGATATGGTTGCTAACTGGAGCGATGGCGGCAAAGAAGCATTTGCTGCTATGAAACGAAAGTAACCACCAAACCACAACTTAATTTTATTTAGAGGCATTATCATGGCTGCAACAACTTCAACAACTCTCGACGACCTGTTCGTCAATATCGTCGCTCAGGCTCGTTTCACTGCCGAAGAGCAATCACTAATGATGGGTCTAGTGACCAACTACAACATCCAAGCTCAGGCTGGTAAGACCATTCAGGTTCCTAAGTACCCAGCAATCGCTGCTGCCAACTTGACCGAAGGCACTGACATGACCAGCACTACTGTATCTACTAGCTCAGTTTCTGTAACTGTTGGCGAAGTAGGCGCACAGGTTCTGCTGACTGACATGGCTACCTACGGTGACGGCAACCCTGCTGTTGAGCTGGGTACTGTTCTTGGTAACGCTATTGCAACTAAGATTGATACCGACCTGATTGCCCTGTTTGACGGCTTCTCTGGTTCTATCGGTACTGCTGGTGCTGAGATTACTGTAGCTGATCTGTTCAAGGCTGCTGCTACTCTGCGTGCCAACAAGGTAACTGGCGTGATCAACGCTGTTGTACACCCTTATCAGGCTTACCAGCTGAAAGCTAACCTGACCAACACCTTTGCTAACCCCAATGGTGGCGACTTGCAGAACGAAGCAATGCGCAACGGTTATGTTGGTACTATCGCTGGCATCAACGTATACGAGTCATCTAACGTAGCTATCGACGGTAATGACGACGCTAAAGGCGCTGTATTTGCTCCTGAAGCTCTGATGATCGCTATGAAGCGTGACTTCAACATTGCGCCTCAGCGTGATGAGTCTCTACGTGCCTTCGAGCTTAACGCCACTGCTGTATATGGTGTTGCCGAGCTTGACGATGCATTCGGTGTTGAGATTCTGTCTGACGCTGCACTGTAAGACTGACTGCCCCTTCTTCGGAGGGGGCTTTCTTACGAGGTTTATATGGCTATAACTTATCGCGGTGAAAGGTTCGAGGGCTACAACAAGCCCAAGCGCACCCCCAAGCATGACAGCAAGAGCCACGCTGTACTTGCTAAAGAAGGCGACAAGATAAAGCTAATTAGGTTCGGTCAGAAGGGTGCAGACAACAAGCCTCCCCGCCAGAACGAATCAGAAGCAGACAAAGCTAAACGCAGATCGTTTAAAGCTCGGTTTGCTAAAGACATAGCAAGAGGCCGCAAAGATAAAACAGCTTCAGCGGCATACTGGGCAGATAAGGTGAAGTGGTAATGGCTTACTCAAGCGACGCAGATTTATTAAAACTGATTCCCGATATTCTCGATCTAGGTATCGAGTCTTTTGTATTGGAACACCCGAAAGCGCAGGCAGATATTCAGCGTGAACTACGGATTAAGTGGTGGCCAAGAAAGAACATAGCGGGTGAGATGGACAATACTAAGCTCACAGCAACACAGTTTACAATGGCTAGTGCTTACCTAGTCCTATGGCGTTATGCTCTACCCCAGTTGACTAACTGGACAGAGGGCGACCGATTCGGAAACATGATCGACTTCTACAAGGCGCGATACGGTGAAGAGCTAGAATCTGTATTAGCTGATGGCGTTGACTATGATGAAGATGGTGACGGCACAGTTGACTACGATGAGAAGCAACCTGTCGGGCAGCGGTTAGATAGATAATGGATGTAAAGATTGATACCAATGCCAAGGCTGTTGCAAAGCGTATTGGCAAAAAGGGCAAAGAGCTATCAGCTAGTGTCAAAAGGGCGCTATCGGTTACTGCTCAGGTTGGTATTAATATTATTGAAGCCCGTACCAGTAAAGGTGTTGGCTTTAATGGCGGCAAGTTTAAGAAGTACACGCCAATCTATGCAGCATTTAGGGCTAGTAGAGGCAGAAGCACTAATCCAGACCTACAGTTTACAGGTCAGATGTTAAGCTCAATGACCTCAAGGGCAAGCAGTAGGCAGGCTGAGATATTCTTTACTAGAGCTACCGAGGCAAAGAAGGCGGCAATGAATAATAAGACTAGGCCGTTTTTTGGGTTTAGCGGCAGAGAAGAAAAGCAACTAGGCGAAGTATTCTTTAGGGCGTTGAAATGAGTGTAAGAGAGAACATTGCGAACAACTTAGTGGCTACTTTACAGGCGGTTAAAACGCCAGTAGATATTAAGTATGTAACGAGAGAGCCGTTTGATTTTACTAAGTTATCAAGCGCACAGTTTCCTGCTATCCTTGTTCGAAGTGCAGATGAGGATAGAGAAGATAGCAGCATCGGTGGGTCAATCACTCAGCGCATGGCGACTATCAACTACGAATTTATTTGCTACGTTAAAGGGTCTGTTATTGATACAGCCCGCAACAACATTATCGAAGCAATAGAAGAAGGTCTTGACGTTGATCGTTTGCGTGGTGGTTATGCGCTAGATACGCAGATCACTAGAGTCGAGATCGACGAAGGTTCTATTGATCCCGTTGGTGGGGTCATTATGACAATCCGCGTTCTGTATCAGTACACTCGCGGCACAACTTAACTTTAATTAGAGGTAATTATCATGGCGACTAAAACAGGCGCATCTGGTGTAGTAAAAATCGCGGCATCTGGCGGCTCTGTGGCCGTTGTGGGTGAGGTTCGTTCTTTCACGTTTGATGGTTCAGCAGATACCATTGAAGATTCAGTAATGGGCGATACCGCACGATCTTACAAAGAAGGTCTAAAAACCAATACAGTAACTATCGAGTGCTACTGGGACGAAGCTGATGCACAGCAATTGATCCTAGACGAACGCGCTGCGGTAGATTTTGAAATCTATCCAACGGGTACTGGCACTGGCGAATCTTATTTCTCTGGTGGCGGCATCGTAACTTCACGCTCTATTACAGGTTCTTTTGACGGAATGGTAGAAGCCAGCTTCTCCATCCAGTGCAGCGGAGCAGTAACTGAAGCAACAGCATAAGGGGATTAAACCATGGGATTAGCTAAAGAGTTACGCAGTAGAAGGAAGGTTGAGGCGCGAGAAGTATCAGTGCCTGAATGGGGTGACGAATCTGGAGCATTTAAGCTGTATTGCAGGGCTATAACTTGCTATGACTTAGATCAACTACAGAAGAAGCACCCTAACTTCCTGAACAACACCACGGTTGGCGCGATGGTGGATTTGATCGTTATGAAAGCAGAGGACGAGGGCGGTAGTAAGCTCTTTACATCTGCCGAAGATCGCATTGATTTGATGGGTGAAGAAACTAATGTAATTAGTGAGATTGCTAATCAGATGTTTGCACAGATCGAATCTGTAGAGGCAGCCGAGGGAAACTGAGAAGCGATCAATCAAGGATGAATCTTTTGTCTTTGGCTGATCGCCTTCACATGAGCATAGAAGAAGCAGAGCAAATGCCTGTCAGTCACTTTAACGAGTGGCTGGCTTACTTCCAGATAATGAGTGAAAGCAATGGCTGAAAATGTAAACATTACGATACGGGCATTCGATAAAACCAAGAAAGGTTTTGGCTCTGCAACTAAAGGCTTAAAGGCTGTAGCTGGCTCTGTGTTTAGCCTAAGAACTGCACTTATTGGCGTTGCTGGTGCGGCTGGATTTGGATTATTGGTCAGATCATCTCTAAACGCTACCGACTCACTAGCAAAGACTGCTGCGAAAATAGGCACAACCACTGAGGCTCTGGGCGCATTAAGATATGCGGCTGACCTTACTGGCGTGGCTACGCAGACGATGGATATGGCCCTGCAAAGGTTTACCCGTAGAACTGCGGAAGCGGCTAAAGGTACGGGCGAGGCTAAGGGAGCTATTAAAGAGCTAGGCTTAAATGCCAAAGAGCTTGTAAGGCTTCCATTAGATCAACGCATGATTGTTCTCGCTGATGCTTTTGAAGGCGTAAACAACGAGTCAGACAGGCTCCGATTAGCTTTTAAGCTGTTTGACTCCGAAGGTGCAGCCCTTGTCAATACTCTATCTCAAGGCAGTGATGCCTTAAAAGAAATGCTGGGTGAGGCTAAGTTGCTCGGTCTAACTATGTCCAGCACTGCTGCTAAAGGGGTGGAAGATGCGGTTGATTCACTAACTAAGCTGAGAAGCCTAGCGAAAGGCGTTAAAGATCAATTTGTTGCTGCGCTTGCGCCTGCTATCCAAGCAGTTACTGAAAAAATCACTAAGTTTTTCCAAGAAATAGCTAAAGATGAAGGCGGTGTAGAGAAGTGGGCGCAATCTTTGGCTCGCGGATTCTTGCAGTCTATTGCTAACATCATATCTGCTTTAGATATGGGCTTGGAGGCAATATCTGGTTTTGTTAACAAAGCTAACAATATATTCGATTCATTTGAGATCAAATCCCAAGAAAACAAAATAGTAAGATTTAAAAAACAAATAGCGGAGCTTGCTGGTGAAATATCTGCACTTGAAGCTGGAGGAATGCCGAGCATTGCTGATGTTTTGTTAGGCGAGGGTCTAGACGACAAGAAAGACAAAATAGAAGAATTAATGTATCAAGTCATTTTAGCTGACGAAAAGCTAAAAGAGATGCAAGAGCCTTTGGTCAAAAATGGGCTTGGCGAGTTTTTTGATGACACAATAAAGCAAATACTAGATCTGCGTGATGCGATTGGCGGTCAAGACGGCAAAGGCAATATATTTGGGCCTACTGAAGAGGGTCTCAGTAACGTACAGCAGGCATTTAAAGATTGGAGAACTACAGTAAAAGACACTGACGAGATAGTTCAGTCATTTACTACAAACGCTTTAAACGGCCTTACAGACGCTTTAACGGCAGGCATTACAGGTGCAGCTAACTTTGCAGATGCAATTAAGTCTATGGCTAAAAGCGTTGTAGATAGCTTAATTAAGATGCTGATTCAAAAATACATTGTCGATGCTGCCTTTGGCTTTATCACAGGCAAGATTGATGGTGGCGGTGGAAACCTTTCTGCTGGCGGTGGTGTGAAAAGTTTGACCGTTTCAGGCGGAAGAGGTGCTTTAGCTATTGGTGGCCCAGTGCAGGCAGGTTCACCCTATATGGTTGGTGAGCGTGGCCCAGAAATGTTTGTTCCTAATCAGTCAGGCTCAATCATTCCCAACAATCAAGTAGGCGGTGGATCAGGCGTTGTAGTTAACCAAACCATAAACGTCACCACAGGCATACAAAGCACTGTTAGAGCTGAGATAGCCAGCCTAATGCCACAGATAGCCCAAGCCGCTAAAGGCGCTGTAGCCGATGCTAGGGTGCGTGGCGGTAACTTCTCAAGAGCAATGGTCGGAGCATAACGAATGCCTTTATCTTTTCCGAATGTCGGCATACAGAATATGTCAATGCGCCTAAAGCGTGTTGTGGCTGTTGCTGAATCTCCCTTTACTTTAGATACTCAGGTCTATACCCATCAGGGCGCACGATGGGAGGCTGAAGTAACTTTGCCGCCTTTGACCTATGCAGAGGCGCGATCAGTAGAGGCATTTATTGTTGGGCTAAAAGGCCGTGAAGGTACGTTTACTTTCGGCAACCCATTGCATACAGACACAGCGATAGTATTGACTAGCGGATCAACTGCGATTAGATCAGAGACCCTGACAACATCAGCAGGCAGTACAGCGGTATCAGCAGGCACCTACTTTCAGCTAGGCAGTTATCTTTACCTAGTAACGGCTGACAAGTCATCAGGTGCAGGGACGTTAGAGTTTCAGCCGCCCCTTAGAGAAACAATAGCTACTGGTCAGGCATTAGACTTTACCCAACCCAAGAGCCTTTGGCGTATGGCATCAAATGATGTGTCTTGGTCAACTAATGAGGCCAGCTTGCAGGGCTTTAGCTTTGCTATGGTTGAGGCGCTATGAGCAGGTCACTATCTAGCGGAATGCAGGCAGTATCGACTGCTGATGTTGTTCGCCCTATCTTCCTTGTCCGCATGGTATTTGACTCAGGCGAAACGCCTAACGAGTTAAACCTGTGGTCTGGTGTTGGCAATCTTTCTTATGGTGGTGAGACTTATACTGGTGTTGGCGATCTGCTTAACATTAGCGCAGTTACTGAAACCTCAGACATGCAAGCCAGTGGGATTAATGTAACGCTAACGGGTGTCAAGTCGTCTTTGGTTGTGATAGCTAAAGATCACGAATATCAAGGCAGGGCCATAACTGTAATGCTTGGCGCGTTTGATGCTTCTGGCGATCTAGTAGCTGACCCGACTGTGATATTTGCTGGCTTTATGGATACTATGACTATCGCTGAGTCAGGCGATACCTCTACTATATCTATTGCTTGCGAGAATAAGTTAATTGCATTTGAGAGAGCAAAGGTAAGACGCTACACCGCAGAAGATCAAAAGATTGATCACCCTACAGATAAAGGTTTTGAGTTTGTGACTGCTATTGTGGAGAAAGAAATTATCTGGGGCAGGGCTTCTTCTTCTTCTGTTGCAGGCGGTGGTGCTGGCGGCAGACCAAACTACGATATACAGCATAGATGATTAAGATTGCTCACGAATGTTTGGCTAATGTAAAGGAAGAAATCAAGCCTTTATTGGAAAAGCATTGGGAAATGGTTGCTCTTAACAAAGGCACTATCAAACTCAACCCAAACTGGGAAGAATATGCTCGACTAGATGCCTCTGGAGTTTTGCGAGTATTTACCGCAAGGGCAGATCGTGAGTTAGTAGGTTATTGCGTTTTAATTGTATCGCAAAGCATTCATTACTCTGATCACATATTTGCCAATAACGATGTCACATTTGTTTTGCCAGAACATAGAGAAGGCGCGACAGGGTATCAACTGATAAAATACGCAGAAGAACACTGCCGAGAGAATGGCGTTTCTTTGCTGAATATAAATACGAAAGTTCACATACCTTTTGACAGTTTATTAACCAGAATGGGCTTTGATTTAATCGAGCGCATTTACTCTAAATGCTTTAAGGATTAAGAATGGCAATTACTTTAGTCGCAGGTTTAGCAACCGTAGGTAGTGCAATGGCTGCTGCTGGAGCTTTTGCAATCGGGTGGACTGCCGCTTTTACAGCATTTGCTATCGGTGCTGGTTTATCTTTAGTCTCTCGTGCGCTAATGCCTTCACCAGACTTAGGTGCTGCAATGGGCGGTCGGTCGGTAACTTCAAGAGATGCCGCGCATTCTAGGAAGATAGTCTATGGTCGCGCTAGAATAGGCGGTAATATTGTTTATTTGGAGTCAACAGGTGCAGATAATAAATACCTGTGGCTGGTTATTGCGGTAGCTGGGCATGAGATAGATGCCTTTGAAGAAGTCTGGTTCAACGATGTAAAAATATGGGATGGTAGTTTTGTTGGAAGCTGGGGCAACTATGTAAGCATAGGTTTCCATAAAGGCGATCAGACTACATCTGATAGTGCCTTAACCGCAGCATCTACCAAGTGGACATCAGACCACAAGTTACTTGATACGGCTTATATGGTGGTCAAGCTGACCTATGATATAGATCAGTTTGCTAATGGCTTGCCTAATATCTCAACAGTTGTTCGCGGCAAGAAAGTATTAAACCCTGCCACCAGCACTACAGCTTGGTCTGAAAATCCTGCCTTGTGCGTGTATGACTATCTCCGCGATACCAAGTACGGGCTTGGCGAGTCAGTTGGCAATATACTAACCTCTAGCGTTAATGCTGCTGCTACTGTTTGTGATGAAACTGTTGCGCTTGCTGCTGGTGGTACGCAAAAAAGATACACCATAGATGGTGTTGTAGATACTGCTGGATCAATTAAAGACAATATCAATACAATGTTAGGCTCTATGATTGGTCGTTTGGTATTTTCTGCGGGTAAGTTTGAGATTTACGCAGGAGAGTATGTTGCCCCGACATACAGCGTTGACGAGTCGGTAGCTGTTGGTGATATAAGCATACAGACCAAGCAGTCTAGGAGAAACGCTTATAACGGTGTTAAGGGTGTATTTCTGTCAGAGGATGACAACTATATTCTTGCCGATTACCCCGCACAATTATCCAGCACATATGCTACTCAAGATGGCGACCCTATCTATCTTGATATGCCGCTTCCGTTTACCGTTAATAATATTCGCGCACAAAGAATAGCCAAGCTCGCACTGTTTCGAAGCAGACAGCAAGAAGCGATTACCATTCCCTGCAACCTAAGTGCTTTGCGCTTTAAGATTGGCGACAATATTAACGTTACTAACGCTCGACTAGGTTACTCAAATAAGGTGTTTGAGGTTGTCGGGTATACTATGGACTTTACTGCCGAAGGGCAGATTGTAGTTAACGTCGATGCGATTGAGACTGCCCCATCTATTTGGGACTGGACTACCTCAGACGAAGAAGTATATCTGGGCGCAGGTGAGGTTGAACTATATGACGGTCTAACGGCTGCCGCCCCCACTAGCCTAAACATCACAGGCGATTCATTCCTTAACTCTGACGGCACATTTAACACAACTTTTAATGTTGCGTGGACTGATGCAGATGATGCGTTCACTGATCACTATGTTGTTGAGTGGAAGAAAACATCGGACAGTAACTACTTCACAATGGATTCTAAATCATCGCCAGCAGTGATTACTGGGTTGCAGAATAATCAGCAGTACAATGTTCGAGTAAAGGCTGTTAACGAGATTGGCGTATCGTCAACATACATAGTGGCTGCCCCTACTGCGGCTGTCGATACCACTGCGCCTGATGTTCCATCTTCTGTATCTGCAAGCGGCCAATACCAGCACATAAGTATTAGCTGGACTAACCCGACACAGAAAGACCTAAGTCATATCGACGTATATAGGTCTACCAGTTCAGGTGGCACTTATAGCTTAATCGGTAACACTGACGGAACCGTCTTTATTGATGATGATCTAGCAAATTCTGCTACGTTCTACTACAAGGTCAAAGCCATTGACTTTACGGGCAATGCATCTGCCTTTAGCAGCGTGGCTAATTCAACCACTAGTGTAGTAGGATCTGGCGACATTGGTATAGGCGCTGTTGGTACTGGTGAGCTTGAAGGTGGTGCTGTTACAACCCCAAAAATAGATGATGATGCTGTAACGATTCAGAAGATTGCTACGACCCTAGAGTCAACTAATTACGTTTCTGGGTCGGCAGGATGGAAGATACAGAAAAGCGGAGTAGTTGAGTTTGAGCAGGCGACTATCAGGGGAGATGTTTCTGCTACTTCTGGGTCTATTTCAGGCTCTGTGACAATTGGTGGGACTGTTGCCAGTACAGTTGTTGCAGGGGCTAGTGATGGAGCTAGTGCATTACAAGATTCAGATACAAACGTAAACCTTGGGCTTACTGGTGGAACAATCTCAGGGATCACAATATCTGGAACAAAGCTCTATGAAGGCGCAGGCACTTTTAATAACAGCAACACTGGTTTTTACTTAGATAATACGGGGCAGTTCAGCCTAAAAGATAAGCTATCTTTCAACGGTACGACCTTATCTGTATCTGGGGACATTGTTGCTGATAATCTAAATGTCACAAATGCAACTGTTACAGGGTCATTTTCGGCAGGCAACTTGCCAACTCTGCAAAACATGAATGGCGTGATCACTGTCAATCAAATCAATGCTTCCACAATTACTGTCGATAAACTATCAGGCGATGTATCTGAGCTTTATCCAGCATCTATATATGAAAATATCACTGCCACTGGTAGCACTCAGTTTGGGCAAGACTTTGCCATACCTGCGCCATCTTTAAGTATCTCAAAGCGTCAGAGATTAGACTTAGATTTTGACTTTACTACTGCGAATAGCAGCGGCACAGATCATCAGGTGCAGTTCACCTTAAACATGCAGAGAAAAAGCAAGGGGGCTACAGGCAGCATAGTTGGCACTGTAACTCTAGCATCTGGCGCACCACCATTTAATCAGTGGGTTTATATAAGCGGCAACGTGCTTGCTCTGCTAGACAATACTGGCGGGGTTGCAGATAACAGCTCTGGAAGCGGTACAACTGGCAACATAAATAGCGTTTATTACGACTCAGGCAATAACCGTACCTATGTGATGGTTTCTTCATCTAGCGCAGTGTTTTCTAATGGCGAAACTATGTATTTCAGTCCCAGCAAGTTCGCATCAGCAGGCACTTGGATATCGGCTGATTACGGTATAGACAGCAAGATATTCGTTCCTACAGGCAAGACTGTGAATGTACGAATACCTTTTTCCAATACTTATGGCGAATCTACTACTGCTACTGAATTTAGACCTAGTATTGTAGGTACGACAAATATCAGCAATGTTACTTGCAGGCTGGTAAAATGGGTCGGCACTATGGAGAATGTATCGTGATAGAAGTTGGATATACTACGCTAGACGGCACTGATACTATTACAGATACGGTGGCAGATGCGCCAGCAGCAAATGAGGCTGCTAGCAATCGCAGAGAAGAGTTGCGTCAACGCACTGATATATATACGTTTTTCCTACAGACCAGCTATGACGGTATAAAAAGATACGGGTTTATAGACCCGCTAGAGGCTTAAAATGATTTATCAATTAGTACAGGGCGATCAGGCCCCACAGATTCAAGCAAAGCTGACCCGTGATGATACGGGCGCAGCTATAGACTTTTCTGGTGGTTCTTGTTCGTTAAAGTTTAGGGCCAAAGGCACCACGACTACCTTGTTTACCTTGGCAGCCGCTGATGTCGGTCAGAATTTTCAAGACGGCATTGCTGTCTTTTCATTCTCAGGAACCCAGTTGACGCTTGATGAGGGATACTATGAGGGTGAGATTGAGATTACTTATGACAGTGGTGCAGTCGAAACTATATTCCAAGTGCTAGACTTTTACATTCGAGCCGACTTCTAATGATCAATGCAGTCATAGCATTTAAAAAGGCCGTAGCCGCTATTGGCTTCAAAAAGGCTATTGCTGAAATTAAGTTCGGTGATTTCCTGATCTTTAGGTTTTTTGTTGATGCTCTAGGGCTGTCTGATTTGCCGTCTAAGGGCGTTGGCAAGACCCTGACAGATACACAGGGTGCAACTGACTCTACCGTCTTAGGAGCAGGCAAGGGCGTTTCTGATGCATCCTCTACTGCTGATTCTGCTGCATTAGGATTCGGTAAGGTTCAAAGCGACTCTGGGTCACTGTCAGATCAGATAGATACGCTAGGCATTGGCAAGCTGCTGCAAGATTCATCCTCTGTAGCTGAAAGCATCGACATACAGACTGCATTTAACAGATCACATGCTGATGCCTTTACTGCTGCTGAGTCTATTAGCTTAGGTGCAGGCAAGGCGTTTGCAGATGCTAGTGCATTTACTGACTCTGAGGCAATGGCATTTGGTAAGGGTTTGGCTGATAGTTCGGCCATGACTGACAGTGCTGTTTTCTCTCCCAGCAAGATTATATCTGATTCTTCCTCTGCTGCTGAAGATCAGACTATGGACTTCCACAAGTTTATAGATGAGGTCACTGGTGTCACAGATGATCTGGACGGTGAAGCCACCGCAGATGATGACCAAGAAATGACCTTTGTAAAAGTTCGATCCGATCTGGCTACTATTGTCGATTTGTTTGCTTATTCCACGTCTAGGGGTTTGAGTGATACAATGGGTGCATCCGATTCTGGTTCGATGCGCGGTCAGGGCTATTGCTCTTTCGATTACTTTGCCGAAGATTATGTCGGCTACACTCAATCCTTTTAACAGGTGATTTATGATTAATGATGACTTAAAACTACGCGGTGATGTTGCGATAGTTCTGAAAGATAAGGACGGCAAGGTTAAAGAAAGCCGTGAAATTAACAACTTGGTAGTAAGTGCAGGTCTTACCTACATTTGCTCTCGCATGGCTGATGCTTCTGCTGGCGTAATGTCTCACATGGCTTTAGGTTCAGGTACTACTGCTGCTGCGGCTGGTGATACTGATCTGGAGTCGATTCTAGGCTCTAGGGAAGCGTTAGACAGCACTACAGCTTCTAGCAATACAATTACCTATGTTTCGTCTTTCGAGGCAGGTGAAGGCACTGGCGCGGTTACAGAGGCAGGCATCTTTAATGCTGCTACTTCTGGCACTATGCTTTGCCATGTTATTTTCCCAGTGGTCAATAAGCAGGCTGACGACACGATGTCAGTGACATGGACTCTGACTTTAACTGCATCTTAATTAGAAGGGGCTACCTATGTCTACTATTACTACAAGGGCAGGCAAAGGCTCGCCCCTTACTAATAACGAAGTTGATGCGAACTTCACCAATCTCAATACCGATAAGGCCGAGCTATCTGGCGCAACCTTTACAGGTGACGTTGCATCTACTGGGTTTTCTGGTGACATTACTGGCGCGGTTCTTTTTCAAGCTAAAGCAGGCGAAGCATTAACTAAAGGCGACCCAGTATATATTTCAGGAATTAGCGGCAATCAAACAGTCGTTAGTAAAGCTGATGCAAATGATGCGAACAAGATGCCATGCTTTGGTATTGTAGATGCAACAGTTTCCATTAATGCTAACTGCTCTGTCGTAACTTTCGGAACATTGTCTAGTTTAGATACGTCTGCTTTTGGTGAAGGTGACGAACTTTATATATCAGACACAGGGACGTTATCAACTACTGCTCCAACTGGGGAAGTATCTCAGCTTCAAAAGATTGCTAAAGTAACGCGCTCTCACGCTTCGTCAGGTTCTATAAAAGTGATGGGTGCAGGACGTACTAACGCAACCCCTAATCTTGATGATGGCAAGTTCTTTCTTGGTAACAGTTCTAATCAATCTGCATCTGCGACATTTAGCACTAGCGTCACTGGCATAGCATTACCGTTATCTGGTGGAGCCATGACAGGCGCTATAACTACCAACTCTACTTTTGATGGGCGTGATGTCGCTACTGACGGAAGTAAGTTAGATGGCATCGAGTCTGGGGCTACCGCAGACCAGACTGCTGCTGAGATTAAAACCGCTTACGAAAGCAATGCAGACACGAATGCGTTTACAGATGCTGACGAGTCTAAGCTAGACGGCATCGAAGCTGGGGCGGATGTAACAGATACCAATACCGTGACAGCCGCTGGTGCCTTGATGGACAGCGAGCTAACTTCTATCGCATCGGTTAAGGCTCTTGACCAAGGTGTTGCTACTACTGACAGCCCTACGTTTGCAGGACTAACTACTAACGCAAACTCTTACCTAAATGGGCTAAGAGTCGGAGGGGCTGATACAGGCAATACGATTTATCAGCCGACAGGCGACTTATCCATATCAAGCGCTTCTGGCAGTATTTTTCTAAAGCCATCTGGAACTACAGTCCTTACAGCTGCCTCCACAGGCATAGACGTTACTGGTTCAATTAACAGCACAGCCGCAATATCCGCAGTCGGGTCAGGTAACGCAGTCAGCGCATCACATATTCCTGCACTGCTAGGGTCAGGCAGCTATGGCGGGGGTATAGCGAGTAGAGATGGTGCTGAAAGCGGCTGGTACCAACAATCGTCTGGTGCGGACTGGCATTTTTATCACAATAGAACTGTCGCATCTCAGACTCCTG